GCGTCAGATGTGTATAAGAGACAGGTTATTGCTTTACGTATTTTGCAGAGAAGAAAGATATTCTTCGCAACAAAATATACGTATATCAATAAGTAAAATAATATTAAAAATTTCATGTTATAACTCGTCCTTTCTTGAATACTCGGACATGGCAGTGCCCTGTAAATCTAATTATAAGAAAGAAGATAAGAAGAAACAAGCGAATTGAATAACCAGGAGGTGAGAAAGACGAAATGATTTTTAAAGAAATCTTAGAACTTCATAAAGATAAAGATTTCAGAAGAAGAATGATCCTTCCATATATTTCTTTAACGGTTTCGATCATCACATTGATTATTGTTTTTGCATAAATGATAAGAAATCGAAAAGCTATTTGGTAAGAACAAAGGAGATGAGAGAAGTGAAGGTTCTAAAATACATAGCCATCGAATGTAAAGAATGGGCTATAGCGATAGCAGAAGTATGCAAAGAAGATAAGGCGGCAGCCTATGGATTATTTCTCATAATTGCAGAACTTATTTGGTTATTCATTGGACTGCCGTATGTGGTTATACATTTTCTTTAATGCACAGAGGAAAGAATGTTAATGATCAATGATGCTATAGAAGCAATAAAAGCGAGACTGGATACAACGTGAGGATACCAAGTCCTAAAGAGATCTTTTCTTCTATAGCGTAAATACATCAAAACTTTATCGCTTGGACGGTAAATGTCATAACGTTCGGGATCATTATCAATAAGGTTGTATTTTTGAAGAAAAGAGTATTCAGGATTAGACCTAACAAGTTCTTTTGAGATGCAACCATCGTCTCTTAGCTTTCTAAGAATACGGACTTGTTTAAACGAAAATTCTAAATCTTTGAATGGTGTTGGCATAATAAGCTCCTTTGTGTTTTTAGGAAGATTATAACACAAATAAGAATTGAATACATAGATGGCTTAATCCTCTGCCCGATACACGAAATTCCTCCCTAAATTGGTTAATTATTAAAAATAGCACTCAATCGTCGGGCGGGGAATTAAGCCATCTGAAGAAAGGTAGGTGAAAGACATGAGTAGAAGACAAGATCTAAGAATCTTGGCAGCATATGCAAATGCACCAGAGCAGTTTCCAGAAGGAAATGTACCGATAGCATATGCGGCAGAGAAGATGGGGAAAGATGCTTGCTTCATAAGAGCAGGCATTGAAGCCGGATGGCTTCCAATCGGATACGCATTTAGAAAAACTGGAAAGAGCAGGACGAACTATTACATCAGTCCAAAGCTGTTCTGGGAAGTCACAGGAATCTTATGGAGACCAGAGAAAGGAGCATAAAGATGCATACAGAAACAAAAGCAATGATCTGCACGGCAGCAGTGCTGATCGCGATGGGAATCTTTAAAGAATTAGCTGCGGTGTGTTTAATCACGGCGGTAGCGTTTGAGGAAGGAGTGAAGAGGTTTGATAAATGAGAAAGAAATTCTGAAAGAGCTTGATGAACGAATTGAGCTTCAAGGGATAATCGTTGAACATTCATATACTGGAAATAGATCAGGAAATGCAGCGTATGAACAAGGGAGATTCGATGAAATAAAAGCACTTCGGGATTTTATAAAAACAAAAAGTGCCCACGGAGCAGCAACTCCAATGAGCACGGACATAAATAGTCTAACACAAGAAACAGTATATCATAAAAAGTCAGGAATGTCAGAAGAATTTTTAATTAACTGTGATACGAAAATAATAGAAGCAGGATTGTGTCTGGCACTTGGGCATAATGAAACAGGAGAAAAGAAACTGATAGAAGGCAGTCACATGATACTAAAAAGAGTTATAGACAGCGTGACTCCAATGACAAATCATATGGTTCCGCATATGATCGCGGCACTAAGATATGTAGCAGACGCCCTGGAAGAAGAATCGGATGATAATACAAAAAAGGTAGTAGCAATAGCAGAAAAGATGATAAAAGCGTTAGAAATAGACTTTGGAAAGGAAGAAGTCAATGAGACTAACAATGAAGAATCATAGCAGCAATACATACAGAGCATCTCTGATAAGACAGGATAATAACTGTCTGGTTGGGGATGTGGTAAATAAATTAGGCAGATATGAAGATATTTGCGAAGATTTACAGGAACTTGAAAAGATAGTAAAAGAGCATAAAAAAAGAACTCACAAACTAAAGTGAGTTCTGATTTTTATCTCTCTATCAGAGAAAATTACTTCATTAATATTATATCAAGTTCTCCGTACAAAGGCAAGAAAAATAGCGGTTGAAATACCGCTGTTTAGACTTGCTAAAGGTATTAAATCTGAGACAAAAGGAGAATGACATGCCATACATAGAAAAGATAGTAACAGCAGGGAGAACAATAGAGATCCAAAGATATTACAGTCACAGGATACATCCCAAGGGATGCAAGAGACAAAAGAAACAGAAAAAGACAACAGAATCACAGAAAAAGATTAATGTCAGAAAAGCGATAGATAAATTAAGGTGGCTGCTGAATGAAAATTTCACAGGTGGGGATATGCACATTCGTTTATCTTATGCAGGTACAAAGCCTGATTATGATCAAATGAAAGAGGATAAAGCGAAATTCCTAAGAAAGCTTCGAGCAGAGTTTAAAAAGCAGGAGAAAGAATTAAAATTTGTCCATGTGTTCGAGATTGGAAAAAGAGGCGCCAGACATCATCATTTAGTAATCAATTCAATAGACAGTAAAACATTGAGGGAATGTTGGCCACATGGGAGTGTCTATGTGAGCTTGTTAGATGATACTGGCCAATATGGGAAGCTGGCATCTTATCTGATCAAAGAAGTAACAGAAAAAGGAGAAAAACTACCGAGAAGATATTCTCCATCAAAGAATCTGAAGATTCCAGTAGCAAAGAAAAGAATAATCCTCGAACGAAAATTTTTTAAAAGAGATCCAAGACCCAAGAAAGGATATTACATTGACCAGCAAAGTATATTTTCAGGATTCACGGCCGATGGGTATCAGTTTTTAAAATATATTCAAGTGAAAATATTGAATCAGTGGAGGAAAGAATGAAACAGATAGACATTTACATATACACAGTGTCACACAGCAGAGGAAGAGGACCAGCGGTGTTTAAAGCTGTACTGGAGTTTATAAAAGCAGATGGAAAACCATATACGTTAGATGTAAATGGTGGGGATATGGAGACAACAATCAACAGAATCACGATTAAGGCAGCAGTAACAGCACTAAGAAGAATAAAACTCAATCAACCCTATGAAATAAGAATTCATGCGGATTGTGACTACTTTGAGCGTATGTTAAAAGCAGCAAGAGTATATGCCGAACATGACTGGAAAACAAAAGCCGGGAAAGAGATCGCTAACGCGGATCTGTGGAAAGAAGTTTATATATTCAAGAAGACAAATCATGTAACAGCTGATAGTGATCTGTTAGAGCGTTATGAATGTAAAGATGAACTGGAGGATAAATTAAAGCTATGGAAATATATGAGTTAGAAGCGTTTTTGGGTGAAATCAAAGATGATGAAAAAGTTGGGATCATGGAGAAGCATCACATTGTATTTAGAAGCCAGGGCGGATGTGATTTTTATTATAACATTATTGAACTTCCAACAGGTCTACATAAAGGGCGGAGAGGTCCGCATATGTGCAGAGAAACCGATGTATTTCTGAAAAGAGGTGTCCAGAAAGCATTATTTGATGAATTAGGCACAGAAAGAAAGACTGCGGAAGAAATTGTGCACTTGTGCTGTCCGATGAATCGAAGAAGCGAGAAGAAATTATATAAACGTCTGGAAAGTGCAAAAAACTATGGTGGCAAATACGAGCCAGAGGATGCAGTACGTGCGATCATGGGCGGTAAATTGTATTAGGAGGTGTGATCATGTTTGACATATATGGAGAGATGGAGACAGCAGCAGAAATCAACGATGTGGCTAGAAGCCTAAAGGAAGAAGGAGAAAGAAAAAATCTGGACAAGTTATGTGCTGAAAACGGCATAGATGCTGAATTAGCAGAGATGTTCTGGAATGGAGAGATTGATTTTATCACAGATAGTCTAATGGCAGCAGTCGGAAAGCTAGACATGGAAGTCAAAGAAGCAAAAGGACAGAATGGGTATTTGGAATCTATTGCTAATTTTCTGAAAGCCGAAGCAGAGAAAGATGAAAAAATAGCGATCGCCATCAGAAAGAAGGGAAAGAAGTTAACAGAAGCTTATAAGGCAGTAGAGAATGAGGCAAGAAAGCGGAAGAAGTCTGGAAGCAATTGCGTAGTTATGAGGGACAAAGATGTGTTTGAAATCGTGGAGAAATACTACAAAGAAGGTGTCAGAGCATGAAAAAGAAAGCAATAGAAATGATTCCGTTTGGAAAAGAGAAAATTCATAAGCTAGACGATTGTTTCATGATCGACGGAAAGCTAATTGATAGAAAAACAAATAATATCAATGTGCGGATTTGCTTGAGAGAAAACGAATTTGCAAATTACATTGAAGGAACTGGATGGAATAAAAAGAGGTTAAATAACTGGGCATCTAATAATGTATTCAGAGCAAGTTTTGAATTAAGCACAAAAGAACGCAAAGAACTGGCAGAATTTTATGAGAAAACAAAACCAGAATGGGAATGTATAAGAGATCCAGGGCAGCAGATTGAACACTATCAAGATCGAATTTGTGGAAAGAAAGCAGAAAGACGTGAGCAAAAAAGAAACGAGAAAATAAAAGAACATCTTGCAGAAATCAGACCATATACGGATCAAATGAGTTTGTGGGCATCGAATCAAATGGAGTCATATTTGTTTTATAAATATTCAACAGGGTACTGTGGATATTGTGGAAAAACTGCAAAATTTGACCGAAAAAAGATAAAAATAACACATAACATGAAAGGCACTTGTCCGAATTGTAAAAAGAAGATCGTATTCAAGGCAGCAGGCAGACAGCCCAAGATTGAAGAAAGAATGCGAGTTGTAAGATTCCAAAAAACAAAGTTTGGAATTGCAGCGATCGAAAGTATAGTAATAAAAGGATCATATGCAGAAAATCAAGAAAAAACAAAGACTATAGATTATTACATATGGTTTATCGAAGAAGAATATGAGTTATATAACAATGTTACTTACACAGGACACGAATGGCGTGATGCAAATTACGGAGTACAACATGGAGAAGCAAGAATCTATACAAGAAATATCAAACAGGTAATTAAAGGAACGTGTTTAGAATATAGTGGGATTGATATTGTAGCATCTTGGAAGGGGAAACGAGAGAGATATCAAATGATCGTTGAAAATTACAGGAAGAATCCAGAAATGGAACTTTTGATCAAGGCAAACATGAGAAAATTAACACGGCAGGCATGGTGGTATGAAGGATATTTATACAAAGGAACAAAATTACATGAGGTTTTAGGACTTACAAAGCCTAACATGAGAAAAGCAAGAGACTATGATTTTGGAATAAATGAAATCAGAGTAATGCGAAATGATCCATATGGGAAATTGTCAAATGATGAGATTATTGCTCTGTCCAATGCAGGAAATTATATCGAAGGACTCAAACTATACACAACGATTACTAAAATAGCCCATTATACCCAAAAAGGACATGATGCAGGGACATGGTGGGATTATCTAAGAATGGCTGACGAATTAGGTTATAACATGAAAGATAAGGCGGTGTTATTTCCAAGGGAACTTGAAGACAAACACGATGATTTAGCAGAAATGCTCAAAGTAAAGCATGATAACGAAAAAGAGCAGCAGTACAAGAAACGTATTCTTGGAATGAAGGAATTGTACAACTATGAAACGAAAAAATATAAGATCATAGTTCCTGAAAATCTGAAGGCGATCGTAGATGAAGGAAAGAATTTACATCATTGTGTAGGATCATATGTAAAAAGTGTTATGAAAGGTGAAACAGACATCCTGTTTATCCGAAAGAAAGGAGAAGAGGATCAATCATATTACACAATGGAAGTAAAAGACATGGAGATTGTGCAATACCGCGGAGCATATAACAACAGACACAATAATCCAGTGCCAGAGGAAATACACAAATTTGTAAAAGGGTTCAAGAGAGTAATTGAGAGAAGAGCAAGAAAGAGGGCAACATAATGGAAGAATATCATCAGATCACATTAAACGAGTATATAAGCATCAAAGAAGACATCAAGAGACGACTCAATCATCTGGCAGAAAGTTTTGTAGCGATCGGCTACAGACTAAAACAGATCAGAGATACAGAAGCATACAGGCAGGATGGATATAATACGATCTTTGAATTTGCAGAAAAAGAACTTGGATTAACAAAATCTCCAACAAGCCGATTCATGGCGATCAACGATAAATACAGCATTGGTGGGAATAGTCTGGAATTAAGAGAAGAGTTCATTGGTTTAGGGAAAAGCCGACTATCTGAAATGCTAACGATGGATCCAGAAGATTATGTATTGATCACAAATCAGACAAGTATAAAAGACATTCGAGAGATTAAGCGAATGGAAAAGGCAGCAGAAGACAATGAAGTTCTAACAAAGTTTCAAGAGGTCCTAAGAAAAGAGTATGCATCGCCAGACAGAAGAAAAGAGCTGATTGAGATTGCTAACGCAAAGTGCATTGACGATATCAAGGCAGCAGTTATTCCAGAAGGATATCGGTTAATGAAAAAAGGAGTCTTGGTGATCAAGTTCGAAGATGAAAAGATTACAGTTCGAACGATGGGAGTATCCGGAGTGCAGGAGCTAACTTGGAGCGAGATCTTAAATGAATATGATCAGGCATTTGATTTAGGGGCTGCGGATCCATGGAAAGCTACATACGGAGAGATAGAGGAAGAAGTTAAACCAAAAAAAGTAGAGAAAAAGCCAGAGTCGAAAAAGCCGACAAAAGCAGAATCTAAGCCAGTTGCGACATCGCAACAAGAAGAACAAGTTGTTGGCCAAACAAGCATTGAAAAAGATTTTCCAGAATATCTTCCAGAAGATTTGAAAGTTGAAATTGAGCAGACAAACAAGGTAGAAGTACCGGAAACAGTTATGGATGATCGCAGACATAAATTGAAATTAGCAAAAATGTTCTTTGAAGATGTAAGATTGGGAAGAAAATCGTTCGAATTAAGGAAAAATGACAGAGATTATCAAATTGGAGATATCTTAGAACTTAGAGAAATGGACAATGGAGAACCAACAGGAAGAGTGATTGAAAAGGAAATCACCTATATTCTGGAAGGATTCGCAGGATTAAAAGAAGATTATTGCATATTAGCATTAGCTGATATATAAGCGTGAAAGGAGAGAAAGACATGGAAGAATTAACAAAGGCAGTCATTGACTTACAATCTTATGGACTGAAATTGTATACGATCGAAAAGATGGTAAGAGATATTTATAAATCAGCAGAGGAATTAAAAAAACCGTTGAATAGCAAAACTATAAGAAATGTTACCAAATAACGTGCACAATCAGCAATGCTGATTTTATATACCACAAGTAACTATTAAAACGCATAAGAAACAAAGATCTATTAGCCTACTGCCGAAAAGGCAGCAGGCGGAAAGGAGAACAGACAGCTTAGTTCTCTGCCTGAGTAAGATTCTTTAGTAACTATTAACAAGTAAAACGATCACAAACATATTTTTTCAGATTCTTTTGAATGTAAATTTTTTTAACGATACTAGATTTAGCTTTTACAATTATTTTTCAAATCAAAAAACCCAAAAAAGAATCACAATGAATTATACGATCAGGCAAAAAGAAACAGAACAATGATCACGGATAATGCATTGGCTCAGGTAGAGAACTAAGCTGTCTGAAACAAAAATATGCAGTATACAGAAGATTTTAAAAGAGGAATTGTAAGAGCTCTTATAGCATCAGGGATGTCACGAAAAGAGTTTGCAGATAAAGCAGAAATTGGTGTTGGAACATTAAAAAGATGGGTAGCACAGTACAAAGATGAAGAAGTACCTAAAGTAGACCGTAAAAAATACAGTGAGGAATACAAAAAAAGTATCGTAAAAAATATGATCTATGACGGAATTACCTGTGAGTCGATGGCAAGAGAAACAGGAATCAGCCGACAGTTGATAGAATACTGGGATAGTAAATATCGATATGATGTGATCGATGAAGTTGAAAGAGAGGCTAGACAAAGAAGAAAGAAAAAAGTCAAAAAAGGGACAACATGGCATCGATATGGATCAAGTGCAGGAAGATTTGAATAAAAGGAGTGATACGTAATGGCATATAGAGATTGTCCATGTCTTAAGTGCAATTCTGGGAAAGAAAGAGAAAAGAGGATTAAGTGTAGAAGAAAATGTACACAATTTGTCGCATGGAAGTTAAGCATGCAGGCAATGAGACAGAAAAAGAAAGAAGATAAAGACAGATACTATTCATCTACCAAAGGAAAATTCTATAAGAGAAATTTAATGAAACAAAAAAGTGGTAGAAAAATATGGTAAATTAACGCAAAGCCTGTGCAGAGTAATCTGCATGGGCATTTGTGACAATCAGATTAAGAAAATAATGAAATCAAATAAGGCAGCAGATAATAGGAGGGGAGAACGTGGACAAGAACGTACTGATCCAATATTGTGACATGAAAGAAGAAATTAAAGATTTAAGGAGAAGAATCACAGAGACTGAAAAGCAGATCTTCAGAATTGCAGAAGAAGGAACGGTAAAAGACACAGTAAGCGGTGGCATGGGTGGAATACAGCACTTTGTTGTTGAGGGTATGCCAGTACCAGAACTTAGCAGAAAGAAGCTGCTGCTTAATAAGCGAAAAGCTATGTTGATCGAAAAAGAAAATGAACTGCTGGAACTCATGAATCAAGCGGAAGAATATATAAATAGTATTGAGAAAAGCGAACTAAGAATGATGTTTAGATTTTATTACATTGATGGCATGACGTGGCTGCAGGTAGCACATAAGATGAATCAGTTACATCCAAAAAGAAGAGTAGCTTATACAGAAGACAGTTGTAGAATGAGAAATACAAGATTTTTTCAAGAAAATTAGAAAATGTTCGGTCACGTTCGCAAAAAATAGGCTAATATATAGGCTAGAGCGATTAGATGAAGCGATACTTCATAATTAGTCCTCTTCTTTTTACTTAATGAATGAACTCGGGTGATCTTCGGACCCCGAGTCTTTTTATGTCTAAATTTAGAAAGGAAAGAGATATGAATTTTAAAGATGCATTTGAATTAATGAAAAAAGGTCATAAGGTAAAACTTCCATTCTGGGGCGGATATTGGTACTGGGACATAGAAAAGCAAACAATTATGATGCAGTGCAGACCGAAAGACGCTGACAAAGGACAGGGAGATCTACTTGATATTAGAGAGACGCAGAGGGTTGAATATACACTTTCTAATATCTTATCTGATGAATGGATTGTGGCAAATCCAAAGAACTGTCCTGTGCTTGGTGGAGTGGCTACATTTAGCTTTGGGGATGCTATTAAATATTTGAAACGTGGATTAATGGTTACAAGAAAAGGATGGAATGGAAAAGGAATGTATCTATTCAAATCACCAAAAGTAGGGTGCCAGATGTATAAGCAGTACACGGGAAAGGATATCAATGATCTGCAAGAATTTATTGTTATGAAGGCAGCAGATGATACGTTAGTTCCATGGTTAGCATCACAGACAGACGTATTGGCAGAAGACTGGATGATTATAGAATAAGGAGATTAACATGAAAAAGAAATTTCTAGTAGCATTGTTAGGATTAGCAATTATTGGTGGAACATTAACTGCATGCACAGAAGCAGATAAAGTATCTAGCAATGTATCGCAGGAAGCAGATAATTTTAATGTATTACGCAGATTTGCAGTGATCAATACAAGAACAGACAAAGTAGAATTTGAACTAGTTGGAGCATTTTCATTAGAAACAGACAGCAGTAAGAAAGTAAAACTTATTGTAGAGACAGAAGATGGAACATATAAGAAACATATCATTGGCATGAATCAAGACAGCATGTATGTGATCGAAGATCTTGGAGGGGCAAAGGTTAATAAGTACAAGTATGAAGTGAATTATATTCCAGAATCCATTGTTCCATTTACAGTAAAGAGTAGTAAATAAAGAGAACGATACGAAAGAAAGGAGTGAGCCTGAATGACAGATAAACAGAAAAGATTTTGTGATGAATATCTGATTGATTTGAATGCCACTCGGGCTTACAAAACAGCTTATCCATCAATCAAAAAAGATGAAACAGCAAGAGCGAATGGCAGCAGATTGCTAACATATGCTAACATTAAAAAATATATTGAGGAACGAATGCAAGAACGTCAGGAGCGTACAGAGGTAACACAAGATCAGGTAGTAAAAGAACTGGCGGCAATTGCATTTGCGAAAGCTACAGATTATGCAGAGGTCCGGGACGGACAGGTAATCATAAAAAATACCACGGATTTATCCGATATGATGGTAAGAGCGATCGCAGGAATCAAAGAAGGACGTAACGGCGTAGAAATTAAGCTGAATGATAAAGGAAAAGCGTTAGAATTGTTAGGAAGACATCTTGGAATGTTCAAAGACCGTATGGAAGTATCTGGCCTGGAAGAAGAAAAATCCAAACTCGATGATCTGATCAAACAGATGCGAGGTGGGTAAATGAGCGATGAACGCCTGTTGCTGTCAGAAAAGTATAAAGCGTTTATCCGATGCGATGCACCAGTAGAGTTCCTGGAAGGCACGACAGCAGCAGGTAAAACGACAGTAGGTCTTTTTAAGTTCATGCTTAAGGTAGCAGAGTCTAAAAAGAAACTGCATATCCTTGCAGCGAAAGATACCGGTACTGCAGAAAAGAATATCATCAACAAAGATTTAGGGATTATCGATGATTTTGGACAGCTTGTTGAATATCATGGAAACGGAACCAAAGATGATAAGATTCCGCATCTATTGTATCATACAAGTAAAGGCGATAAAGTTATTTATGTACTTGGATATGGAGATAAACAGAAGTGGCAAAAAGCCTTAGGTGGTCAGTATGGATGCCTGTATATTGATGAGATCAATACAGCAGATATTGACTTTGTAAGAGAATCAGCGATGCGATGTGATTACCTGATGGCAACACTAAACCCTGATGATCCAGCACTGCCGATCTACAAAGAATACATAAATTGTTCCAGGCCACTCCCAGAATGGGAACAGGAAACGCCAAAAGAAATAAAAGATGAGTTAAAAGAAGAACCAAAACCTAACTGGGTCCATTGGTTCTTTTCTTTTGTGCATAACTTGGGATTACCAAAAGAAAAACTAGACAAGATCATTGCCAACACTCCGAAAGGGACGAAGATCTGGAAGAACAAGATTGAAGGATTGAGAGGAAAAGCAACAGGTCTTGTCTTTTCGAATTTTGATCGAAAACGGCATGTTAAAACTAAAGCATGGCTAAAACAGCAGCTTAAAAATGATGAGATAAAGATAAAAATCGTCACGGCAGGGCTAGACACTTCCTATTCTTCTGAGTCTGAAGATACGATCGCGATGGTTTATCAGATCATTACAACAGATCGAAAGGTAATAACAGTAGATGAAGAAATTTATAGCAATGCAGACTTAACAATTCCGTTAGCACCATCCGATACAGTGGAACGCTTTATTGAGTTTTTGGAAAGAAACAGAAAAGAATGGGGATTTGCAAGAGATGTATTCATAGATTCAGCCGATCAGGCAACGATCACAGAATTGAACAAACACAAACGTCTGCATGGCAGTGCCTATAATTTCATTCCGGCATACAAGAAAACAACGATCATAGACAGGATCATGCTGCAGATCTCATGGTTGCAACAGGATGCCTATTTAGTCCTTGAACATTGTGTTAACCATATCTCAGAACTTGAACGATACAGCTGGAAAGAAGACAAGAACAATGAACCAGAGGACAGAAACGATCATACGATCAATGCCAGTCAGTACGCATGGCTGCCATACAAGATGCAAATAGGAGACAAAGATGAAATGGGTGGATAATATCATGGAAAAAGTAAAAGGAGGGATTCGCAGTTGGTTAAATGTACAGCCGGCGAATCCCTCAAGAATCAACATAACTGAAACATTGGACTACGAAGCAAATGCAATTAAAAACCGTATCTGGTACAGAGGGGACAGCAACGAACTGGAACAGCTGTACCGACAGCTTGTTATCAATACAAGCCGGCAGAGTTTCTGGGCGGCGAAGTGCAGTCCAGGGATGGAGATCAATAAGATTCATACAGGACTTCCATCGCTGATCGTGGACATGCTCACAAGTGTGACTCTTGCCAGTCTAAACGATTTTGATTTTAAAAAGAAGCAGGATCAGGATATTTGGGATGAGATCGCAAAAGAAAACAAGATCAAGAAGCGACTGGAGAAAGCAACGAAAGAAACTCTGTATATTGGAGATGGAGCTTTTAAGGTCACATTTGATACAAGTCTTTCACAGTATCCGATCATTGAGTACTATCCTGGAGAACGACTTGAGGTTAAGAACAACCGTGGCAGGATCACAGAGATTGAGTTCAAAACAGTTTATGACCATAAGAGAAGAGAATATATCCTGCATGAGTATTACGGCTATGGGTATATCAAATATAAATTGACCTGCGATGATAAGGAAGTGCCGCTTGATGCACTGGATGAAACAAGAAACTTGCAGAACTTGGCATTCTCAACATACCAGGAAGGTAAAGATGGAGAAGTTAAGCAACGTGGCGAATATATGCTCGCTGTACCGCTTATGTTCTTTGAATCTGGAAAATGGGATAGTAGAGGGCAGAGTATCTTTGATCGTAAGATTGATGCGTTCGATGCCTTTGATGAAGCATTCAGCCAATGGATGGATGCACTTCGGGCTGGAAGAAGCAAAGAGTATATTCCAGAATGTTTCATTCCAAGAAATCCAGAAACAGGAGCGACATTACCAGTGAATCCATTTGATAATCGATACATCAAAACAGATTCCGACATGCACGAAGGTGCAAAGAATGAGATTGTATTGCAGCAACCAGAGATTCCACATGAAAGCTATCTATCAGCATACATAACAGCACTGGATTTATGTTTGCAAGGTCTGATCAGTCCGTCAACGTTAGGGATTGACGTAAAGAAACTGGATAACGCAGATGCACAGAGAGAAAAAGAGAAAGCTACACTTTATAGCAGAAATGCGATCGTAGGCGCATTGCAGGAAGACTTGCAAAGTTTGATCAAGGTAAGTATCAAAGCATACCGTGAACTAAATGGGCAGAGCAGTAATGATGATGTCGAGGTAGATGTAACGTTTGGAGAATATGCCAATCCATCTTTCGAGAGCCAGGTTGAAACTGTTGGAAAAGGAAGATCACAGGGAGTCATGAGCGTTGAAGCTTGTGTGGACGAGCTGTATGGCGATTCCAGAGACGATGAATGGAAGAAACAAGAGGTCGCAAGACTGAAAGCAGAACAAGGAATCATGGAAGTAGAAGATCCGGCAGTCAATACGGCAGCAGGAGATTTTCAGATAGGAGAAATAAATGGTAGTGATGATAATGAACCACTCGTACAGGATGAGCCGACAGGAGACAAAAAAGTTCCTAAGACAGATGAGTGATCACGTTCCGTTTGGTATTTATGCGATTGAGAAAAACGGAATCATCGAGATGAGAAAGGACAGGTGCAGCAGCATGTCAAAGCTCAAGGAGATGAAACGAGAGTTCAAAAGACAAGGGTATAAAGTGTATTACAACACAGGTGAAAGATGAATGATTACGATATTCAAGAAGCGCTTAAGCGGATAGAAGATGAACTGATCGCATCGATGATGCGTAATATGCAGCGACACCGAGCAGAAGAAACAAAAGAAGGAATCGAATGGGGGATGTGGCAGGCAGAACAGTTAAGAGCTTTAGAAGAGTACCGCAAGAGAAATGCTAAAAAATATAATGGCCAATTTGAAGAAATCAATTCAAGCATTCCTGCGATTATTAGCGAATCTCGAAAACGTGGGTACCTTGACCAGGAAGCACATATCCTCGAAACGATCGGGCAGGCATCTGGCGGTTCAGGAGATATCGATGGAGCATTCTTCAAGATTAATGATCGCAAGATGAACGCACTAATCGATGCAACGGTTTCTGACATGGACAATGCAGAAACGGCAATGCTAAGACGTGCGAATGATCAGTATCGAAAAACAATCTTCAATGCGCAAGTATATGCGAACAGTGGTGTTGGCACTTATGAAAAAGCTGTAGATATGGCAACAAAGGATTTTCTTGCAGCAGGTATCCAATGCATCCAGTATAAGAATGGATCAATGCATAGGATTGAGGAATACGCAGGTATGGCAATCCGAACAGCAAGTAAGAGAGCTTATCTTACCGGAGAGGGCGAAAAACGCAAGGAATGGGGTTGCCATCTTGTAATTATGAACAAGCGAGGGAATCCGTGTCCAAAGTGCCTGCCGTTTGTTGGGAAGATTCTGATTGATGATGTGTGGAGCGGTGGAAGCAGTAAGGATGGAAGCTATCCGTTAATGAGTTCTGCAATGGCAGCAGGACTTTATCATCCGAACTGTAAAGACGGCCATACAACATACTTTTCTGGAATCAGTACACCGCCAGATGATAAGTTTTCAAAGAAAGAGATCAAACAGGTTGAGGAAGATTACAAGGATGATCAGAAGCAACAATATGCCAAAAGACAGAAAGAGAAATTTAGAAGACTGGCAAATTATTCATTAGATAGAGAAAATAAAGAAAAGTATGAAATAAAACTTGGAGAATGGAAAGAAGAGTTTCAAAAGAAAGCAGAAGGATTTAATATAAAGGATTCTCTCGAAGTATTCAAAGAAAAGATAAAAAATAACATAGATAATTCAAGACACAAGGCTAATATGTCATTTTTTGTGGATACAGTAGAATTTGTAGAAGACCAAGAACTTAAAGTGCCTTTTGCATATTTGCCTAATGAAGATATTATAAAATACAATTCTAAAGCACCTAATATTGAATTGTACGATATGGATTATGTATTTTCGCATGAAATAACACATAGAATGGATTTTCTACAATACAATAGTTGGAAAGATGAAAGATTTCTTCAAGAAATTGAAAAATGTAGACAAAAAGTATATGATAAAAGAGATGAAGTTCAAGAATGGTTTCAAGAAAATGGGAAGTATGAGTACAGCTTTGCAATTTCAGATATTATCAGCGCATTGAGTGAAGGTGAGATTATAGTTCCAGTAGGGCATAAAAAGAGTTATTGGAAATCGAATCCTAAAGTACAGGCGATGGAAATATTTGCGAATTTAAGCAGCATAGATGTACTTGAATTGGATGAAAAAGAAAAAATATTAGATGGAATATTCAAGGCATATAAGGAGCTGGTTGAATGAAAAAATTGATTCAGGCATTAAAAGAAGATGAAGAAATTCAGTATTTAAAAAGGAGATGTTATGAAATAACTGGTGAATGGATTCCGTATCATTGGGAATGCTTCAACGGGATAGAAGAATACAGAGAGTATATGAAGAAGATTGTGAGAGAATATGAAGATAAGAAGTAAAAGATATAGATAATACCACTGATCAGAAATGGTTGGTGGTATTTTTATACCCATTTTTAAGGAAAGGAGGACCAGCAATGAAAGTAAGAGTAACTTACAATTATCACGACAGAGAACTTGGTTTTGAAAAACATATTGGAGATGAGTTCGATGTTACAGATGAAAGAGGTCAGGTACTGATCGCAGCAGGTGTAGCGGAAGAAATCGTTGAACCAGTAGAAGAACCAGAAGCTCAGGAATCAACTGAGGAAGAAGAAAAACCAAAAAGAAGTACCAAGGCAAGAAAGTAAGAGGTGATCCATAAATCTCGGTAGCAGACGTTCCGTTAAGACGTCTTATTTTTATGCTCCAAACACGATAAGAGGGTAAAAGATGCGTGGGCGGTGACACCGAAGACAATGGATGATTGGGAGACACCCACAAAATGGAAAGGAGCAGCAATGAAAAAGAAATTAAACATGAATCTACAGTTTTTTGCGGAACCAGGATCAGAGCCAACAGGAGGACAGGGAGAACCTGCACCACAGCCAGGAGCAAATCAGACCTCACCGGCAACTGATCCACCACAGCCACAGATTGACTACAATAAGATTCAGCAGATGTTAGATGGAACATTAGCAGCAAAAGAAAATACTGCATTAAAAGCCTACTTTAAACAGCAGGGCTTAAGTCAGGAAGAAGCTGAACAGGCAATGCAGGCATTTAAGCAGCAGAAAGCTGCAAATGAACCAAACATCGAAGCAATCCAGAACGAGGCACAGAACGCGCAGCAGATGGCACAGAAAGCTATGATCGAGCGTGATGCTTATAAGTTATCTGGAGAACTTGGGATCGACTTAAAAACAATGCCTTACGTGTTAAAACTGGCAGACGTGTCACAGGTCGTACAGGATGGAAAGATTGATTCCGAAAAATTAAAAGAAGCATTAAACAAAGTATTGGAAGATGTGCCACAGTTAAAACCACAGGAACAGCAGACAGGATTCCGTCAGATCGGAGTTGGTCAGCAGCATGGCGGAGAGACTGGCGGCAATACACCACAGCAGAAATCGGTACCAACAAAACGATGGAACCGATTTAATTAGGAGGTAAGAAAGAATGGCATTAAATTATGCACAGGTATGGGAGCCGGAACTCCTGGAGATCTTAATGCAGGGAACATTAACTTCTCCATTCGTAACATCAAATGTAACATGGTTGGATGCGAAAACATTCCACTTCACACAGATGTCTGTATCTGGATTCAAAAACCACAGTCGAAATGGCGGATGGAACAAAGGAACTTATGCACAGACAGATACTGCATTTACCGTAGAACACGACAGAGATGTGTCATTTCTTGTTGATAAAGCAGATGTCGATGAGACAAACGCAACAGCATCTATCCAGAATATTTCCAAAGTCTTTGAACAAACTCAGGTAGTTCCAGAAACAGATGCGTTATTTTTCTCTAAAGTAGCACAGGCTGCACAGAAAGTGACTGGATATCACAGCTCAACAGCTTCCAGTGATTATACAAAAGCAAATGTATTCAGCAAGTTAAAAGGATTCCTTGCAGCAGGAAAACTTCGCAGATACAAAGCGAATGGATCACTGATCATGTATGTATCATCTGCGATCATGGATCTGTTAGAACTGTCTACAGAATTTACTCGTAAGATTGAGATGACTCAGATCGCAGAAGGCGGTATGGGAATTGAAACACGAGTCACAGATATTGATGGCGTAACACTTATGGAAGTTATCGATGATGAACGCTTCTATGATAAGTTTAACTGGGAAGTTGAAGAAGGCGGATTTGCACCAGTAAAGAAAGACACAGGTAAATCCGTAACAGGATCACATAAGATCAATGTGCTGATCGCATGCGGACAGACATGTAAGACAGTTCCTAAGATCTCATCCATCTATTACTTTGATCCAGGAACACACACAGAAGGTGATGGTTATCTGTATCAGAACAGAACATTATCTGACGTATTTGTATTCCCGAATGGAAAAGATAGCAAGGTTGATTCTGTTTACGTTGACGTAGACACTACGGAATATACCGAAGTGTAGGAGGTGGTACATATGGCACTCGCCTCTTATGCAGATCAGGAGTATTATGAAAAAGTCAGCAGTGTGATCACAACGGATGATCTTGAAAAGAGGTTGTATATCGCAAGCCGACACATTGACACGCTTACATTTAACCGTATTGTAGCAAGAGGATTTGAGAATCTGACAGAATTTCAAAAAGATGTGATACGTCTGGTTGTTTGTAAACAGGCAGATTTTGAAGCAGAAAATGAATCTCTGATCAACAGTGTCTTAAGTTCTTATTCGATCAATGGTGTGTCAATGGGAATCAATGCCGGTGGATGGAATGTGACAGTTCAGGATGGGGTGATCATGAAAGCTGACAATTACGCGATGTTAGAGCAGACAGGATTGTGCTGCAGGAGATTGGGGGCGATCTGATGAAATGGCCAGAGTTAATTCCAAAATCAATGTGTCAGACGGATATTCACATTCGAATTGATAGTGAGGAGATTGGAGAGGAAGGGCAGCCGATCACTCTGATCGATGCGGATTTCAAATGCAACTATCAAGATAAAGCAAAAAGAGTTATGACAAATGAGCAGAAGATCGTACAGGTTACGGGATCTGCTCTTTTTTGTGGAGATATCGCCCCAGATGTACCAGTGATCAGTTGCGGTGTCGCAACAGTCTTTGGAGTTGAGAGAGTGATCGTAAGTGGAGAGAAAGCAAGAAATCCCGATGGGACGGTCAATTATACCAGATTGGAGTTGATGTGATGATCCGTTGCAATTCAATTATAAAAATCAACACACAGAGACTTCGGGAGCTTTCACAGGCACAAGTCACAGCACTGGAAAAGACAGCAGAAGCTTTGCATACCGAAGTGGTACAAGCTCAGGTTATGCCGTTTGATACAGGAAATCTGCAAAATGATAATACATTTGTAGATTATACTTACAGCAAAACAGGACATACAAGGATTGTATCTACAACGCCATATGCCAGAAGGTTATATTTCCATCCGGAATACAATTTTCAGACATACGAAAATCCGTTTGCAGGTGGCGAGTGGTTTAATCCATGGCTTCCTGGTGGATTGTATGAAGACTTTGCACAGAAAGCATTCAAGAAACTGTACCGAAGGGAGAGTGGCGTATGATTTTGTTAGCAGATGTGAAGGACTGGCTGAAAACAGTATTTGAAGCTGATCACTATTACACAGGAAAGTTAGACAACAAAAAAGACAGATCCATTGGAGTGTATCAACGAAGTTCCTATGCTCCAAAACGGTATGCAGTAGGTGGATATAAGAAATATGATACGAAAAGTATATCTGTCTTAGTCCACTGGAACAACAATTCAAAAGAAACAGAACAGGCAGCAGCCGAACTGTTTGAAATATTAGAAATACAGAAACAATTCATGATCAAAGATACAAAAGTAGATTTCTTATCCATGCAGGTTCCTGAACCAGTAGATGTTGGAACGGATGACAAAGGAATCTATGAACGTGTCATTTGGTTTGACATTTATTACGAAAGGAAGGTAGACGATGAGCGAAACAGCTAAAAGCGGAGTATATCCTTGCTACGAAAATCAGTTTCAGATCGACACTGCAGCATCAGGGGCAACCGCTGCAATGAAAGATATTGCGGACTGTGAAACATTCGAAGTATCCTTTGATAACGGTGTGGAGGAATGGACTCCATTTGATACAGAAGGATGGACACGCAGATTAATGACTGCAAAATCCGTTACGATCTCAGTTACAGCAAAACGAAATGTAGGAGATGCCGGAAATGATGCGGTTGCAGGATTGGCATGGAAAAATGGAAGGAATGTAGAAAAAGATTTTCAATGGACGTTCCCGGACAAAACAGTTGTCAAGTTTGCAAGTGCAGTTATCAATGTGACAAATGTAGGAGCAGGAGATTCTACAGCAGTTGCACCTCTGGAATTTGAAGTACAGAGCAATGGTAAACCAACAGTAACACCAGGAGTTTAGGAGAGGGAAACCTCTCCTTTTTTGAAAGGGAGATAGAATGGGAAAAGTAGTAGATATTACAGATAAGCTGAAATTCGAAGAGAATCCGGCATTAGTGATCAACGGAAAGAAATATGAAGTGAATGCAGATGCGACAACCATGATCGAAGTTCTGGCAGAGCTTGGTGATGATGGGGATGATATCTCACCGAAAGCTGTTACAAAGCTTTGTAATCTTATCTTTACAAATAAGGCGCAGAAAGACTTGGAAAAATTACATTTAAAATTTGGGGATTATGTCACAGTTGTGCAGGAAGCAGTTTCATTGATTTCAAGAACCGATGACCAAGAAGAATCGGGGGAGTAGTTGATCCCGGATATGATCTGTTTGAAGATTGGGATCTTATCGTATCTTCGTTTGCGGAGCAGTATGGAATCAGAATCTATTCCAAAGAGTTTAAGGAAATGCAATGGCACGAGTTCAAAGCGCTGCTTTGTGGAATAGGACCAGATACAGCCTTAGGACGGATCGTATCCATCCGATTAGAAGATGATAATGAAGTGATCAAAGAGTTTACTCCGGAACAAAAAGAGATTAGAAACAAGTGGAGAAGAAAAGCCGCTAAGACAAAGACAGAAAAAGAAACAAATGATTTCTTAGAAACGATGAAACAGGCATTTGTTGACATGGCAGGAGGTATAACAAATTGAAAAGATAAAATGTAAGGAATGCGGCCAGACATTGATGGTTGCAGAGTATGTAAAAGGGAAAATCAAATGTCCCCGATGCAAACAGGTAAATATAGTATGGATCCGCAAAGGGAAGAGCATAGGTAAGCACCGTTGTAGTAGCTAAGCCAGCCTACTTTGTGTAAGACAAGGTAGGTGATAAGTATGGCAGCAGATAGTGTAGGTCAGATCGGGCTGGATCTGGTGATCAATCAACAACAATTTAATAAACAGTTAGGCGGAATACAGAACCTAGCAAAGAAGACAGGAAAGATGCTTGCCGGTGCTTTTGCTGTAAAAGGATTAACAAGTTTTGCGAAAGACTGTATTGAGCTAGGATCAAATCTAACAGAGGTACAGAATGTTGTCGACGTGGTGTTTCCGACAATGAACAAAAAAGTAAACGAATTTGCACAAAATGCAGCAAGTACATTCGGACTCTCTGAAACGATGGCAAAGAAGTTTACCGGAACATTCGGAGCAATGGCAAATGCTTTTGGATTTTCTGAAAAGGAATCGTACAAGATGAGCACGGCTCTTACTGGACTTGCTGGAGATGTTGCTTCTTTCTATAACATTTCGCAGGATGAAGCTTTCACGAAACTGAAATCTGTGTTCTCCGGAGAAACGGAGACGTTGAAAGATTTAGGAATTGTAATGACACAGACAGCTCTTGATCAATACGCATTGGCAAATGGATTCGGTAAAACGACCAGTGCCATGACGGAACAGGAGAAAGTAGCCTTAAGATATGCATTCGTACAGCAACAGTTGCAAAATGCGACAGGGGACTTTTCAAGGACCTCTGATCAGTGGGCGAACCAGATCAGGATTCTGTCATTACAATTTGATTCCCTGAAAGCTTCAATTGGACAAGGATTGATCAATTTATTCTTGCCAATCGTAAAAGTAATTAACTTGGTGCTTGGAAAATTAATGACTCTTGCAAATGCATTCAAGTCGTTTACAGCAATGATCATGGGCAAGAAGACCAGTGGAGCGTCAGCAAGTCTTGATAAGACGGCGACAAGTGCAGGAAAGGTATCTAACAGCTTGAACAATGCGACAAGTTCCGCAAATAAGCTGAATAAGTCAACAAAGAAAGTTGGAGACACAGCCAAAAAGACGGCAAAGAAGATATCTGGATTGATGGGATTTGATCAGATCAATAAATTGACTGAAACAAAAGGATCATCCGGATCAAAGAGTTCTGCACCATCTTCTGGTACAGGTTCTGCAGGCAGTGGAGCATCTGGCAGTACTGTAGATATGGGTTCTCTTCCCAAGGGAGAGGATGAAAAAGCTACGAAACTTGGGAAAGGCTATGATAATCTACGAAAAGCAATTGATAAGCTAAGAGTAGCTTTTAGTGCATTTAGTAAGGTTGCAATAGGTGCTTTCAAATGGATCTGGAAGAACATGCTGGTTCCACTTGGAAAATGGACAATGCAGAAACTTGCTCCAAAACTGATTGAATTATTAGCCGCAGCACTAAATGTACTGACAGCAGTATGCAAAGCATTGCAGCCATTATGGCAGTGGGCATGGGATCACTTATTCAAACCGCTTGCTAACTTTGTCGGAGATGCGATCATCGGATTCTTAGATCTTCTGGTTAAGGGATTGAACGGATTAGCAAACTGGATCAATAAACATCAGGGAGCAGTGCAGGCAATCACAGTAGCGTTTCTTGGATTCAATGCAGCAGTCAAAGGAATGAAGTTTCTATCATTGATCGGTCAGATGGGCGGTGCAGGAAAAGCATTCAAAGCACTCGCTGAAATGGTTAAGCTTGCAACAGTAGCGAAGATCAAAGATAAAGCAGAAACATTATACTTAAATGCTTTATATGCTAAAGATGCAGTTGCTCCATTTGCAAAATCATTTGCTACTCTTGCAGGTAAGATCAAACTTGCCGTAACAGCAAAAGCAGCCGATATTAAACAGACAATTCTGTTGGGCGCATCATATGTTAAGAATTTAGCTGTCGGAATTGCAAAAACAACAGTAGAATTTGTAAAACAAGCAGCACAGATGATCAAGAATAAAGCTATCATGATCGCGACTAAAGTAGCACAGACAGCAATGACAATTGCTACAAAAGCATGGAGCGCAGCATGTTCAATTGCCACAGTTGTTACGAAAGCGTTTGGAATAGCAATGGCGTTTCTTACAAGTCCGATTGGATTAGTAATTGTAGCGATCACAGCTTTAGCTGCTGCAGGTATTTTGATTTATAAAAGCTGGGGAAAAATTAAGAAAACCAAGTTTGGAAAATTCTTGATTGGAATTGCTACAGGATTTAAAAGTCTATGGAAATGGGCGAAGAAGAACATTCATCCAATCCAATCAATCAAAAAACTTTGGGAAGGCATCAAGAACAAGAAAGCTAAACTGGAAGCTGAAGCCAAAGAAAAGGTTAAAGGTGCGCTGAACACCCTAAAAGAAGGTTGGGAATCCGTTAAAGACAAAGCGGCATCATTGGTAGCAGAAGCGAAAGAAAAGGCAGATGGTGCGATCGCCAATCTGAAAGAAGGATGGGATTCCATTCAGGACAAGGCAGCAACATTAGTTGCAAAAGTCGAAGGAGCATTGGATACAGCGAAAGACTGGTGGTCCGATGTGAAACAGAAGGCAGCAGAAAAAGTTGCTGGAGTCGTGGCTAAGGTTCAGGGAGCATTAGATACCGCAAGGGACTGGTGGTCCAATGTTAAGGAAAAAGCAAAAGAGAAGATTGGAGATATTGCAGCTAAGGTTCAAGGTGCGTTAGATACTGCAAGAGATTGGTGGTCTGGTGTAAAACAAAAAGCTGCTGAGAAAGTAGAAGGTATCGAAGCAAAAGTTAAAGGTGTACTGGAAACCGCTAGTGATTGGTGGTCCGGCGTTAAGAGTGGAATTATATCTAAAATTGGCGATATAAAGAAAACAGTAGTTGCTACATATGATGCAATTAAGACAAAAAAATTTAATGTTGTAAAAGGTGCATTCGATACAATCAAAAGTAAAACAGTAACCTTAAAAGCTAAAATTAAAAATCTTGCTTCTAAGGGTGTATCTAAAATATCAAAAGCTGTCTCTTATACACATCTGACGCTGCCG